GGGACATCGCCTACGGTAAGTTACGTGGGCGTGCGAAATCGGTTATCAATCTTGACTACAGAGATCGGTATCCGACTAGCGGAACCCCGGTACGAGTGACCACGGATTCCAACGAGACAGAGTACCTTGTCCAGACGGGAGGTCAGTTTGTTATGACCAATCCTAACCTGGCTTTGGCTCAGTCACTCGGGATCCTGAATCCATTCGTTATCGGCGGTGAATTAGTTCCCTTCTCCTTTGTAGTTGGTTGGTTTGTCAACTGGTCCCAGGTGCTTAGTAGCTGGACTGATTTCTGGGGGTGGACTGTGAGCAACACTTACAGTACTATCGTCTGTAGATCGGTCGGTGAGCGGTATCAATGGGATAAGGTTGATAATCCCCTCGGTACGACGATGAAGTATCAATCGTTCGCAATGAACCGAGGACTTGGCATAACCATGCCTAAGCTCAGGGCAACTCTGCCTGAAAGGCTCAGCCTGAGCCGTGCCGCAACTGGTATTTCGCTAGTTGTGCAACTCCTAACCAAAAAGGGTTAACTATGCCGACAATGGCAAACATCACGGTGAAGAAGAACGATGGCACCACCGATATCCCCTACACTGCCCTCGCGGGCAGCTCGGGCGAATCCGTGCCTGCGTTTTGGAGAAATGAAACCTCTCCCAACCCCCCGGCGTTTCGGCCGTCTCTGAAGTTCGTTGCCAAACCTGTCAAAAACGGGTCCTCGGTAAAGACTATGGAGACGCTATACGTCACTCCCATCGTGAAAACCGATGCGGGGGTTACGACGCAGGTCGGTGTGCACACCACACGCGTCATCACGTCGATCAACTTTTCCGATGCGCAGACCGCCATCGACGAGCACGTGTCGCAGGGGATGAATCTCCATGCGGCAACGCTCATCAAGGCAGCGCAGAAGGAAGGTTTCGCACCTCGGGGTTAGCCATGGACTGGCTGAAATCCGTGGGCATCATCGCCGCTTGTATCGCGGGCCTCGTCGTGGGGGAAAGTCTTGCCCCCCTCGAGGTCCTCGACCGCATTCGCGGCTTGTGATCGACAATGGGCTGTTAACTCGGCCCTGATGAAGGAGCACCTTATGGACCTAGGTCTGAAGGCGCGTCTGATGCGGTTGTGCACGGACGTTGGATCTGCTTATTCTTTGGCTGTGGGAGAACTCCTCGCAGTTGATGATTGGCAGGGCATTCTTGCCCTGGAAGTGAAACCTTCCAGCTACACCGAAGCGTCCGCTTACAAGGCGGACGCAGCGATCGAGGCTCTGTTCAGTAAGAACGCAAGCATCGACTTTGGTGTGGATCGCAAGAGTGTCGCGATTCGTAAGTTTTTCGAGGCGGAACATCGCTGCTACGCCACGAACGTTCGATTCTCCAACTACAACTCGGATTACTACCCCGATTGTGATTGGCGCGTTGTCCAATTCCTGGATCGCGTGACAAAAAGAATCGCACGAATCCTGGGCCGCCCCCCCATTTCCATCCGGGGGAAGTTCGGTCCGGGAGCTACTTACGAAATGCAACAACTCCTCGGTGAGGCCTCGAAAAGCTTCACTGTTGCTGATAAAGCATACGCAAAGGGCATCACGTCCGATGCGAAATACCTCGTTGGGCACCCCGATGTGGCGGACCGCTACGTCGATCCGCACTGGCCTGGCCAGTGCGAACAACGAGTTACCGTGAGAGGGAATCGTCTGTCCTGCGTCCCTAAGAACGCTAAGACAGATCGGACGATCGGCATCTCGCCGGGCGTCAACGTGTACCTGCAGCTTGGAATGGCAGAATGCTTCGGCATGCCACTCCTCCGTTGTGGTATCGATCTCTCTCTCCAACAGGAACGCCATCGCGTCCTCGCCAAGGACGCAGTTCGTCTAGGCCTCGCAACCCTTGACGAATCGATGGCTTCTGACCTCTGGGCTCGTGAAGCAGTACGCTTCCTGTTGCGAGACAGCGGCCTCTGGTACGACTTCCTCGATACACTGAGGGAGAAGTTTACCGAAGTCGACGGCAAGTGGGTCAGGCTTGAGAAGTTTTCCGCGATGGGGAATGGTTTTACATTCCCACTCCAAACTGTGCTCTTCTACGCGGTAACGCGTGAGGTGTGTGGTGAGGGGTGTGTTGTCTCCGTTTACGGTGATGACATCATCTGTCCGGCCGACAAGGCTTTGGACGTAATGGCGGCTCTAAGATTCTTCGGTCATAAAGTGAACGAGGATAAGAGCTACCATGCGGGACCCTTTCGGGAATCGTGCGGTGAGGACTTCTTCAATGGAGTGCCGACCCGCCCGCATTTCCTGAGAGAATGGCCATCTACACCCCAGGATTGGATCAAGTTGCACAATGGTTTAGTGCACCGTGCTTCATCCAGGGCCCATCTGGCGTTCGCCAAATGGTGTAAGCGTCAAATACCCCTCCATTACCGCCTCGGCGGTCCGGAGTACTTAGGCGACGCTGTGTTACATGGTCATCCCTGGCGCATCCGCGTGAGAAACGGTATGCGTCAGGTGCGGGGGATAGCGAACGTTGGCCGCGAGGTCAACGTTTGCCATCTCGACGATCAAGCACTGTTAACTGCTCTCCTTTCCGGAGCCAAGCTCCGCTACGAGTTCAGTCATGAACTCGGGGATCCTCGCCGGCGCACAAGAAGTTCCTATCTTGCGTGCCGGTCAACCGAGGGTTTTAAGGTGAAGTGGTTCGGTATTTGC